GCTTCATCAAGTGGTTCATCTTCGTCAATTACCTCTTTTTTCTTTGGAGTAGATTTAGCTTTTTTAGCTAGTACTTTTTCAATTTTTAATTTAGCTTTTTCTAAAGTTTTAATTTCTTTTTCAAATTGTTTAACTTTTTTCTTATCAGTTAAAGCTTTTATATCTTCATCTTCATCAAGTTTTGAAAGGCGTGATTTTCTTCTATCTATTAAATCGGTAATTTTTTCAAGTTTAGAATCAAGTACTTCATATTCTGCTTCTTTATTAATTTGGGCAAGTTCCTTTTCTACACTTTCTCTAATTACTTTTCTAATTTTAGATTCGTTTAATGATTCATTTTTAGGTGATTCAGGTTGACCCATTCTTTTTCTAAGATCTTTTTTAAACCTATCCCAAACTTCATCAAATCCATCTTCTTTGTCCTTATCATCTTCAAATACATCACCTCGTACTCTTGGGTTTACATCAAACATATCTTGGACATCAAATCCACCCATTCTATCAAATTTATTAATAACTCTCATTACCATAGAGCTAGATAATCCTTCTTCACCTAAATGTTCTATAGCTTCTACTTTATTCATGCCTTTAATAGCATTTAAGTAAGTTTCTATATCTTGAGGATCTTGGAAATGTCTAGTATCACTACTTTGGTAGGTACCCATTTCTCCATCATCATATCCTTCTTCTAATTCTTCTTCACCAAGAGCTGGTTTATGAAAACCTGGGAGATGTGAGGTAGATTTTCGTTTTTTACTTTTTATAAAGTATCTTTCATCTTTTTCAGAATCAACTACTTCTTTTAATGCATCAGCATTAATCATTTTTCCATTTTCATATGTAGCAATAGTATCTTCACTAAATTCATCACTAACAAAGTATCCTATTCCGTCATAATTAACGTGTTGAGTAATTCCTTCTGTGCTATATTCTTGGGCTTGTCTATGAGCTTCTTTTTCTTGGTCGAAGGTCATATTATCTAAATCTTGTTGTTTTTGATAAAATTCATCTTCTAATTCTTCATTAATTATAGAACGAACTACTTTACGAATTTGAGTTTCTTCATTAACTGGTTCTTTGTTTTCTTTTAAATCACCATATCCAGAAGATTTAAATTTACCTTTAGGTTCTTTTGGCTCACCTAAACCAGGTGCATCCATTGTATATCCTAAATCTTTTACACCAAATTGACCTTTTTCAGTGTAGTATATAGGATTTTTTTCAAGGTTTTTAATTACAATGGCTTTCAATTGTTCCATTGTTTTATCTTCATTTTTAGGATCCTTCATTTCAGTATAGTATCCTTTCATCATTTGATCAAAAATTAAATTATCAGGATTTTTCTTGTCCTCATAATCAAAATTCTTTTCAGCATCTTCTTCTACTTGCTTTGAAGGTTTTTTAAGTTCTGCTTTTTCATCTTCTTCCTTTTTCTTTTTAGCTTCAGCCAAAAAGTTTTCAAATGCTACTTCGTATGATTCTTTTTTAGAAGGTTCAAGTTGGTTAATTGGTTCTAAACCAATAACATTTTCGTTAATAAGATTTTTAGTCTTAAGTACATTTGCTACTTCTGTGTATGTAGCAGAGTTACGAATTAAACCAGGAAACTGTNGTTTAGCTTCCTTAATAAAGACTCCTTTGTGGCCTTTACCTTCTTTAATTAACAAATACTGGTCTTGTAATGTCTTTTTCATTTATTTTTCTGTTAGTAGTTCTTTTATCTCTTTTAAATAATTTAATACAATCTCTATAGGTTGAGTAATGTCATATGAACCAGCATTCCCCCCATAGAGTTCAATTGTATCATTTCTTGCATTAGAAACTAGTGGTGTTATTTCATTTACTAGTTTTTCAATTTCATCTAAACCTTCTAAACGACGTTTTTGAAAATCATTCATTTCGTTTAGTTTTTCTTCCTCCCACAATTTTTTAATATCGTAAGATTTAGGTTTTATTTTAGGAACATTTTTAAATCCTAATTTATAATAATAAATATTCTTAGCTCCTTTAGCATTTTTATTTTTATTAAAAACAGAAGGAGTAGCATAGTTAGCCCCTTCACCCGGGGTAAAAGAAGCGCCACCTTGGTTAGTAGCGGACATTTCTTTTAATTTTTTTCTTACTATTTCTTTAATTCTATCCATTAGCTGTTTCTAATTCATTTACTAAATCACAATATTGTAGTAAATCAACTAAGTCTTTATCTTTAAGTTTATAATTTTTAGGTGGAACTTTAATTAAAGAAACAATTTCATTAATTTTAATTTTAGTAACTTTACTTTTAGTAGCTTTATTTAATTCTTTTAATTCACCTTTAATTTCATTAACTTTACTAACATAAAATTCTTTTAAACGTGGTGCATTATCAATAGCATTAATATATTCTTTAAGAATTAACTTTTGTTTATTAGCTAAATCACCATACTTTTCATTAAATTTTTCCATTAATATTTTGTATGTAAGTAACTTAGTATCTTTATCAGATTTTTCTACTTCTTCCATTACCTCATCCCTAACCTTACTTTCTTTAATAGATGCAGCAGTTAAGTGTTCTAAAATAGTAACTTTATTTTGAATAAGTTGATTTGGGTTTGAATTTTTAGAGTTATCTAACTCAAGTAGAGTATAAAAGGCAGCGTGTGCTTTATAATTAGGGAGGTTGTGGTTAAAAAATTGAGTTAAATTATAATGATTTTTAATTTCATTTATAAGATTATATTTTTGCCTTTTAATAGCCCCTCTATTTAAATGTTTTGAAGATTCTATTAAGGTAGAAATAACAATACTAGCCTTTGCTTCGGTTAAAGTAGTTTTCTTTAAAAGTGACTCATACAGTTTATATTCTCTTCCTAACTCCGACTTTACAAAATATTTTTGTAATAGTTCTTTTGCTGGGGAGTCTTTGCCTTCTAAAGTATCAGTAGTAATCTGGCGTACTAGTAATTCAAATAATATACCAGTGTTTTTATACTTTGAATGTTTAATTTGCATTCCTTATATTTTTGTTTATTTATAAATATATAAAGATTTATTACTCTTTGATTTGATCTTCATCTAATAGAGAATTTCCTTTAATTTCTTTTTCAAATATCATCTGTTTTTTATGATTTTTTATATCATTAAACATTTTAGCATTTTTATTTCGCTTATTTTTTGTTTCAAGAGCTAAAGGAGATCCACCTTTGTATGTAGGTTTAGTTGAGTCAGATTCGTCATTATCTTTTTTAACACCGTCTCTTCCTAATCTATCCTTACCAAAAGCATTATCTTGGGTATTTATATTAGATGCTTTTTCTTTAGGCCTACCTAAAGGGTCTTTATCTTCATCATATCCCTCAGGGACCTCTCCATTTTCATATCTATTTCTACCATATAAAGAAGCTAAATCGTGTGGTGTACCATATGACTTACCAGTTTCAAGTGGATCATTACCTTCATTTTCAATTTGGTTTATACGGAATTTACGTTTAGCATCTTGGGTAATAAGACCACGATATTCATCATATTCATCTTCACTTAAATGGAATATATGTTCATATACAAAATCAGATGGCATTAATTTATTATCTAATATTGAATTTGCTAACTCAACTTTTTCTTTCATTAATGTTACTCTTTCTTGATCATAAATTATTGAAGGAGTAGTTAAATTAAGTTCAAAATTTACTAATGAATCATCTTTGTAACCTTGTGTGTATAAATGTACTAAAGCTATTTTGTTAAGTTCTGAAAGTATTATACGTTGAATTCTTTCAATTGTACGAGCAAATCTAATATCTTCAGCTGCTAATGTTGCTTTACCAGTTAAGTCTTTTTCATAACCCATAAATGCTTTAGGTACTTTAAGAGCAGCAAATAATTTATCTCTTAAATATTCAACATCTTGTATTCCATCCCATTGTAGACCTGATAGGTTTTCTATTTTAGTGGATTGATCATTACCTCTAACAGGAAGATAAAAGTCTTCCATTAGATTTTGCATATTGTATTTTAAATTATAATCACCCGATTGTTGGTCAATATAGGGGGTGCGTTTCATTTTAGAAATTGTTTTCTGCATAAAGTTTTCTACCTCAGCAGGTGCAATATTTCCAACATTGATGTAAAACATACGTTTCTCAGGCGCTCGAACAATTCTATGTATGAGCATGGCGTCTTCCATCATAACGTATTGTTTAAACAGTTTACGAGCAGGTTCTAAATAAGATCTACCATATGGTAGAAAGTTAGTATCTGAAAGTAATCTAAAATGAGCAATTTCGTAATTATCAAAATATATAGCTTTAGCATTTGCATTCTCATAATCAGAGGTAGGNACATTATACATCCCATAACTAGANGGAGAGGATATACCTTCAGCTTCAAACCTAAATCTAGTAGAAGCTGGGTGTTCTGAGTCATATCCATCTTGTCTTTCCATGTGAAAAGCATTATAGGGTATAACATTATATACTCCAAATTGTTCGGATATTTCAAGTTTAAGGAAAAAATCTCCGTATTTACACATATTTCTAATCCAAGGCCATAGATTAAATTCTATGTTTAATACGTCGTAAAATAAATTATATAGTATTTTTTGAACATCTTCATCTGAGCTTTTAATATGGAGTACTTCACCCATATCATTTTTTAATGTACACTCATCTGATATTATATCTAAGGCAGAAGCTATAATGGCATCTGTATCCATTGAATCATATTCAGAATATAATTGAGGGCGTAGCATTTGATAGTTAAAACTACTTTGAAACCCGTAAATTGATGTGTTTGAATTTGTATAAATTCTATTAAATCTATCAACTATAGAGTTTGTTTCAAATTCACCTGAGAGTTGGATTTTATTAATATCCATTACTTTAAGGTTATTACCTCCATCATTTCTGATTATTACATCAGTTGAGAATAGTCTTTTTAGTCTTCCAAATAATCCAGTATCTGCCATTTTTTATTTTTTATAGTAGCCAAGAAATATCTTCTTCGCCATTTGAGTAGGGGTTATCTATTTTGTAAGGGTTTTTAAGAGCACTATCACTTGAGTAACCACCTGAGTATTTTGTAGTAGTGTTATTAATATTATTAAGCATACTTTTTGCCATATCCATCCCCTGTTGTCTTAATTTAAATGCTGTTTCTCTTAAATAGCAGCCTATTGAAAATGCCATAACTAAATCATCGTTATATCCAGTTTGGGCTTCAGCTCTACCATTTCTCCATATAAATACTTTCATTTCCTCTAATAGTCGAATAGATCGAAATGTAACTCCCTTATCTCGCACTGCTTCTTGAAATTTACCAATTGAAATTGGTCTAGTATTTGAAGCCATTGTAAATCCAGGTGTCATTTTACTATAATCCATATAGGGGTCAAAATAATTATCTACAGACATGCTATTGCCTTTAGGTGAATGATACAAATTCTGGTAGCCTCTATCAAGGATAGTTTGAATAGTTGACCATCCTATACTTGAGTTTTCAGGAGCAAGTAAAGCATTGTTATATTCTGTTGCTACACCAACTAACAAATTACCAAAATCTTTAGTACCCATTTGCCCTTTATATTCAGCAACTTGAGTAAATGTTTCAACATCAAATACATGAAGTGTAGAACTATCTTTACCATCACCACGAGCAACATCTGCTACAACTAAGTAATCTTTTGAATAATCAACAGGTTCCCATACCCATAAATTTTGATCTATTCCACGTTTTTCTAATGGTTCTCTAATACACTCTTTTTCATAGTAATCTATATTTTCAGGGTAAAAAACAGTATCACCAGATGTAGAAAAATCACAATCACATTCTTGTGCTGCCATTCTTTTTCCTAAATCAGAATCTTGTACATCTCTCCAAGATTGGTCTCGTTCAGGATGAACTTCCCAAGGTAAACGTATAGGTAAAAAACTATTATCACCTAGTTCAGCCGCTACCCATGTTTTATGGAACCAATTTCCGGTACCAAAAGGGGTTGATAATGCAATACAACCACCACCTGTTGCTAGGGTTTGTTGAGCTGAGGCCCATATCTCACCTATATTATTAATAAATGCCGCCTCATCAATTATCAACAAAGAAACTGCTTCTGATCGACCAGCATCAGAACTTGCGGAGGTAGCTTTTATTTGGGAACCATTTCTTAATCTAAGAGTTAGTTTATTATCTTCTGATGGTTTTTGTTTTTCTTTAAGCCATGAAGGTAAACTATCGTACATAAATTTTACCTTTGTAACCATATTTTTAGCAGTTTCCTGCTTTGTTGCTATACAAAGAATATTTTTATCTTCATTAAATAACATCATCCATAAAGAATAGCCTGCGGATAGGGTAGATATGCCTAGTTGTCTGGATTTTAAAACAATTGAATATGAATTTTCTTGGAATAAAGTTAATACTTTATCTTGAAATGGGTATAAATTAAATTGAATTCGACCTCGTTTTGGGTGTTGTATATAACAATATTTACGCATAAAGTATGCAGGTGATGCAGCGCATTTTACATATTCTTCTCGTATTTTCTTTTTAAGATCTTGACTCATTTAAGTACTATTAATGTNAGTAATGAAACTAGTGTAGTAGCAAGACCTGCTCCTAACCATTTAAGACCATTTTTTAATCTATTATTTGATTTTTGTAGTGTAGATACATCATCTTCTAAACCATTAATGATAGAGTATTGTTCTTTATCTATTTTAATATAATTTTGAATTTGGATGATGTAATTAGCGTCTTTTTTTATAAAATTTTGGATAATACTATCTTGCCTAAAGGATTTTTGATCTAAACTATATATTAATTCATATGTTTTTTCAAGTTCAGCTATTGCAGAATCTCCTCTAGTTAAATCAATTGCTATCATTTTAGCAACATTATAGTCAAAACAAACTTTACTGGTATCTTTCTGTGAAAAAGTTATCGAGCTGAGTAGGAGTATAGGTAGTAATATCTTTAATTTTTTTAGCATAATATTTTCTTACTTTTACTATTTCTTTATTTGTACTATCAATAGAATGGTTTAAAATGTTAATTTCAAGTTGTTGATCAAATATAGATCTATTTAGTTCTATTTGTTTATCTTCTAACTTTATTATGACACTATTTAAACTGTCTATTTTTTGTTTTTGTTGAGTGTAATCACCTACTTGTGTTGGTGAAATCTTAACAAACATAAAATATAGTAAAAGTGTAAGGGAAACTACACTAATTAATATATGCCATAACTTTAATTTAACTTCCCTATTCATGCTAAAATTTATACTGCTTTAGCTTTTTTATATTTTTTAACAATATCTTGTTTAGTTTTTAAATATGCTAAAGCTGCTTCGTTGCCTTCTTCTCCTTTTTTCTTTTTAAAGGTATCCATAACATTTTGATATTGTTTAATTAGTTCATCTGTGTTTCTTGATGCTTTTTCTACCTCAACATCTTCAGAATCAGAATATTCTACTTTGTCAAACCCATCATCATCTTTTGTACGAGTAGCTGTTTTAGCAGTTCCTGCAGGACGTCCTCTTTTACCTGATCCGGTTGATTTTTCTTTTTTA